AAAGTGCGGTAAAGATCCTGTGTACTTCATGAAGGAGTACACAAAGATACAGCATCCCGTTAAGGGTCTTATTCCATTTGAGACCTATGACTTTCAAGATGACTGTATTAAACAATTTCAAGATCATCGGTTTAACATAGTCTTAAAATCCCGACAGCTTGGTTTATCTACTGTCACTGCTGCATATTCTCTTTGGATGGCTCTTTTCAAGAAAGATAAGAACATCTTAGTAATTGCAACTAAGCTTCCTACAGCAATGAACTTCATCAAGAAGGTGAAGACTATGCTGGATTCTTTACCTCCCTGGCTCTTGCTGACTAAGTATGAGCCAACAAAACAGGCTATTAGATTTACCAATGGATCGACTATAACAGCCGTTCCTACTTCGCCTGATGCTGGACGTTCTGAAGCTCTTGCTCTTCTTATCGTAGATGAGGCTGCTTTCATTAGAGACTTTGATGACATCTGGACTGGGCTTTATCCTACACTTTCAACAGGCGGTAGTGCAGTTATTCTTTCAACTCCCAATGGTGTCGGTGGTCAGTACTATAAACTGTGGACCGAAGCGGAGTCAGGTGTCAATGCATTTAATCCCATTAGACTGCCATGGGATGTGCACCCTGATCACGATCAAGAGTGGTTCGATAAAGAGACCAAGAATTTACCGCGTCGAAAGGTTTCACAAGAGTTCTTGTGCGACTTCATAACGTCCGGCGATACTTTCTTGCAGTCTGGTGAGCTCGATCGAATGAGAGACATGATTAGGCAGCCGATACTCAAAGAAGGTCCACAGAACGGCGTGTGGATATGGAGGCAGCCTGAACTCAATAAGAAGTATGTCATCTCTGCAGATGTTGCTCGAGGCGATGCTGCAGATTATTCTACTTTTCACATTATTGACTATGAAACTTGCGAGGTTGCAGCTGAATTCATGGGCAAGACTCCGCCCGACAAGTTAGCTGATCTTCTCTTTGAGTATGGCAAACGATATAATGAGGCACTTTTGTGCCCAGAGCAGAACTCTTTTGGTTATTTCACGTGCGTGAAGCTAAGAGATGCAGGCTACCCAAGAATGTACTATCCTAGTTTTAGAGGCGACCCATTTGAGTTTAAATCAGTCAATCCAGATGAATTACCCGGTTTCTCTACACAGACTAAATCCAGGCACCAGATTCTCGCTAAGTTAGAAGAACTTATTAGAAATGGCATGGTTAAGTCGTATTCGCAGCGCTTATATGATCAGATGCAAGCTTTTGTCTGGAATGGCTCAAAAGCTATGGCATCTAAAGACTCACATGACGATTTAATCATCAGCATTGCGATTGGTATGTGGCTTGCTGCCGGAGACGGTGGTGCAAATGATCAAGCAGCTAATTTAGCTTATGCAATGCTAAAAGCTACTAGCAGAGGCAGTAGGACTGTCACAGAGACTATAGGAATACCAGGAAACAGAAACACTATGATGCCTCTTCATCCGCAACTCAGAAGCTTATCGCCATTTGGCAACTCAAATCAACAAAATAACACAAGTCAGCAGGGGCAGGATAACTCAGATTTTTCTTGGTTATTCAAGTGAAGTGATACATATACGAAGGAATACGTGCAATGACAAGTATAGACATCAAACAACTTAAGCAGATCATTAGAGAAGAAATTGAAAAACTTCACGAGGTTGATGAATACAAAGACGGATCAAAAGTTATGAAGTCCGCTGCAGATTTAATTTCTGCAATTGAGACGTTTAAGCAGAATGCCTCAGCTTCTTCTAAGACTTTTGTAGGCGAAGAAGTTCTTGATGATTTAAAGTCAAAACTTGATACTATTGCAAGAAACTCTATGAATTACATTGACGTCTCTGACAAGCCGAACCCTGCTGTCAAGAAGGCTGTTTTTAAACCAACAAGAGTATGATTTTAAATTATTGATAGAAATAGATTAATATACCCGCAAGGTGACACGCCGACTTCTTACTGGGGAGGCACAGCATGGCAAAGAATCAACAGACACTTTTTCAAAAATTAACTAGACTTTTCAAGAGCGGGCCCATAGTAAAGCGAAAAATCAGAAGTCTAGATACAACTGTTGCTCTCCCAGATGCTTCTAAAAGTAGCGGTACTCTGCTCTTTCAGAAGAGCGTAGTACCGACATATACCACTATTACTGCTAACGCATATAACCTCTCTGAAAGAATGATGAGATATCAGGACTTCGTGGAGATGGAATATTGTCTACACGGTGACACACAGATCGCTGTACCGGGCGGCTATAAAAAGATTAAAGATCTTGCTGAAGAATGTGAATCAGAACCAGACAAGACCTTCTTGGTGTATGCTTACGATCATAACTTAGGAAGAATCGTTCCGACTTGGGGTAAGCAAGCTCGTCAAACTCGTGTAGATCGTGCTTACACAGTGACGTTTGACAACGGACAACAGATCATCGGAACACCAAACCATCGCTTAATGAAGCGCGACGGAACCTTCTGCAAGATAGAAGACCTCAAGGCCGGTGACGCAATGATGCCGTTCTATCGCCGCGACCTTTTTAACGGTTGTAAAGAAGAAGGCGAAGGATATCGCTGGATCTATACAATGGATCGCAGATCGAGGATGAACGGTTGGGTACCCGAACACCGAGTTATCGGTGAGATGATTAAAGGATCACCACTACTAGAGAATGAAGTTGTTCATCATAGAAACTTCATCAAACACGACAACAGGCCCGACAATCTTCAAGTAATGTTAAATGAAGACCACCAACGTCTACATGCAGAGATTCTCAACGGTGTCAAGTGGTCAGAGAAAAATTCGACTTGGATTGAGCAATTCAAAATCAATCAGACCAAGTTTATGTCCGAGAATAATCCAACTGAAAGAAAAGACATAACTTTTGGCAGGTTACTTGAGATTGCTGAAAGAGTTAACTTCAACGCTAGAAAAATTTGTGAAGTTCTTGACACTGACTCCAATGTGATCAAGCGTATGCTTCGTAAGCACGGATACCAGAACTTTGAAACTTTTGCTCGTGCCTACAACCCTGACTGGCACGATGCAGGATGGGACAATAGCGGCAAGAATAATCCAAGATATAATAAGGCTGTTACATTTGACAGAATTTGTTCGTTATTTTTTAAGGGCATGTCAAAGAAGCAGCTAGTCGACTCTTTGAACACGACTGACACAGCTCTGTCTAAGCGACTTTCTGAAAATGGCTTTAAGGACTACGCAGAGTTCTCTCAGAATTACGAGAATCTTAAAGTTGTCTCTGTCGAATATCACGGCGTTATTCCTCTGTTTGATTTGACCGTTGACGGATACAAAAACTTCGCTACAGACACAGTCATCTCACACAACACGCCTGAAATCGCGAGCGCGCTAGACATATATGCAGATGAAACTTGTGCCCAAGATGAAAAGGGCAGAGTGTTACATGTCTATTCAGAGAATGAGAAGATAAAGGAAATTTTAGAAGAGCTCTTCTACGACATCTTGAACGTCGAATTTAATCTTCGCTCATGGGCCAGAAACTTAGTCAAGTATGGCGATTTCTTCCTTTACTGTGACGTATCTCCAGACCACGGCGTGATTAATGTTTTTCCAATACCTGTCAATGAGATCATAAGAGAAGAAAATTATGATCCCGACGATCCAATGGCTGTCAGATACAGATGGGTCACGATGGGAAATAAATCTTTAGAGAATTGGGAAATAATACACTTCAGACTTCTAGGCAATGATTCATTTTTACCCTACGGTTCTTCTATCATTGAAGCAGCTCGTCGAATTTGGCGGCAGTTGATTCTAATCGAAGATGCAATGTTGGTTTACAGAGTCGTCCGCGCGCCTGAACGCCGCGTGTTTTATATTGACGTAGCAAACATTCCCCCTGAAAACGTACCGATGTATGTTGAGGAACAGCGAAAAAATTTAAGGTCGAGTCAAGTTGTTGATCGTTCAACTGGCAGAGTTGATCTTCGTTACAATCCCTTGTCTGTCGACGAAGATTATTTTATCCCCGTGCGTGGCGGTGAGTCAGGAACCAAGATAGACACACTCGCAGGCGGAACTAATGCAGCTGCAGTCGAAGATGTCGCCTACATTCAAAAGAAGCTATTTTCAGCGCTTAAGATACCAAAAGCTTATTTGGGCTATGACGAAGCACTTAGCTCTAAGGCTACACTTGCGCAAGAAGACATTAGATTTTCACGCACAATTGCTGTTATCCAAAAAACTATTATCGCTGAGCTCAACAAGTTAGCCATCATTCACCTCTATTCTCATGGTTTTGATGATGAAGATTTGCAGAATTTTGTTTTAAGATTACCCAACCCGTCGACGATAGCACAACAGCAAAAACTTGAGCTGTGGAGGTCTAAGTTTGAAATTGCAGGGTCTGCACCTGAAGGTCAAATGAGCAAAGAATTTATCAGAAAACACATTTGGGCGCTAAGCGAAGAAGAATGCAGAGACATTGATGAGCAACGCTTGAAAGAGAAATTGATTGATGCAGAGATTGAAAACGCAAAGCCTGAGGAAGAACCTGAGGAGGAATCTGGGGGAGAAGAATCTGAAGGCGAATCTGAGGGCGACAGCGAGGAATCTGGCGAAGAAGGAGGAGATCTCTTCGCCGGCGACGATGCTGCAGAAAACGAAACAGGTGATCTTCTTCTTTCAGCAGACAATCCAGACGATAACGATGAAGACATTAGCATCAAATTTAAATTAAAAGACATTGAAATGCCTGTTAAAGCGCAGCGGCAAATAGATAAAATTCGTCATAATAGAGCTAGAATTAGACACACAGGGCCGGCAAAATTACACATGCCTGACTGGGCATCATCTCTTGATGCTAAAGATTTGGCGATGACAGATCCATTTGACAGCAAGTTTATTAAATCACTTGCTTCAAATCCGCTAAAAGAAATGAGAACTCGAATAGGCGCTGATGTCATGTCTGCCTTAAAAAAGATGGCATCAACATCCGCTTTCCAAAATAAAATGCCTAGAGAAAACAATATTTTATCTGAGGAACTATCGATAGAAGTAGAGGAGCAGGAGTTTGACAAAGACGAAGAGGAGATACTGTGATGAGAAGTAGCAAAAATCATAATAAAAAAAGAAATTCAATTTTGTTGTATGAATTTCTAGTTTCTTGTATCTCAAAGTCGTTGGTCGATGACGATAAGAAGAAATCATCGTCTGCCTTAAAGATTTTGAGAAGACATTTTAAGAAGGGCACAACGCTATACAAAGAGTTTAGATTGCTCAACTCATTAATGAAAACCACAGTGTCTTCTCCTCAGGTGGCATCTAGAATTCTTAAAGAAGCAAAAGATGCTGCAATAAGCATAGATTTAAATTCCTTGGATAGAGAAAAATCTTTGCTTATTCGAAACATCAACCACACGATTAATAATGACGGATCTTTTTATGATCAGCAAATTAATGAATACAGAATGTGTGCTACGATTCAACAACTCATTAATGAATGGCGATCTGATGATGCAGATATCACCAAAGTTGCAGAATACGAAGATCAGCTAATGCAATGGCTGCTTTCTTCTAAGCAGGATCTCTCTGAGCACACGCTGCCTGAAGAAACACCTGGTACTTCTCGTCTTTTGATGTCTGTTATGACAAAAAAGTTAAATGAAAAATATGCAGGTAGTCTCAATGAACAACAAAAAGACATCATTAAGGCATACGCACTTTCTTCTGCTTCCAACGATTATTCATATTTAAAGATTAAGCTAGAAGAAGTAAGAGAAGATCTTTCAGAGAGAATTAATTCTTATCTAGAAGAAATTAAAGATTTGCCACATCTAAAGACAAAACTTTTAGAAACAAAGCAAGAATTAATGAATGAAAATTTTGAAGTTATCAATGACTCATTAATCACAAAGTTTATGATTTATTCTAAGCTCAGAATAGAGCTTGACTCAAAGGAGTGACCATGTCTACCGATCTAAAATTATTAAATACTTACGAAGTATTCAACTACACACCCGAGATGATAAAAGAATCTCGCGAGAAGAACAACGGCAAGGTGATGATGAAAGGCATCTTACAGAAGGCAGACACGCTTAATCAGAATGGTAGAATTTATCCCATGGATATTCTTGAGAGAGAGATTAGAAACTATCAAAAATTTATTGTTGAGAACAGAGCTTTAGGAGAATTAGACCACCCAGATTCTTCTGTTGTTAATCTTAAAAATGCTTCGCATTTGGTCAAAGAAGCTTACATTGATAAGCAGGTAGTTTTTGGCACAGTCGAAATTTTGGATACGCCGTCAGGCAAAATTCTCCAGTCACTCATTGAGTCAGGTGTTAAATTAGGCATATCGTCAAGAGGCGTGGGTTCTACAAAGAAGCAAGGTGATTATCACGTAGTTCAGGATGATTTTCAACTCATCTGTTGGGACTTTGTATCTGAGCCTTCTACGCCTGGAGCTTTTATGCTTCCTGAGGGTAAGTCAATCAATCCAAATGAACTTAAGAATGCTTTTAACAAATCTGACAGAATCGATAGAGTCTTGAATGATATTCTTAGTCTAAAGACGTGATTAAATATTGATAATTTTAAATCTTATGAAATTAACAAAAAATGAACTGAAGCAAATTGTTAAAGAATGTCTTGTAGAAATTCTAACGGAGGGCGTGGGTTCTGCGCTACCTGCAGTCAATGAGTCTAGACGAGAGTCACAGTCTGTCTCGCTTAAAAAATCCATTCATTCTTCTGAAGTTTCAAGAAAATCTGCTGATAGAATGAGAATGCCTTCTACTGCCCTAAGAGAAGCAATTAAATTAGAGTCCGGGGGCAATCAGATGATGGCTTCTATACTAGCTGATACAGCTGCTAAGAGCCTGCCGTCAATGCTAGAATCGGACACACCAGGTAAATTTACACCTGCACCAATGGGCGCTGCAGAAAAAATTGTTGCCTCTGCTGCACCTGAAGATCTGTTTGGTGAAGAGGCTGCTTCCAAGTGGGCTAATCTAGCTTTTGCTGATGTGCCAAAAAAATGATTAATTTTTTTTTGATGAATATTTAAAAAGAGACGCCGTACAAGAGGTTAAAAATGAAACTAACAAGCAGATTACTCAAGCAGATTATTGAAGAAGAAGTTGCTAAGTTCGGTGACATGGAGTCGACTGAAGATAGAGCTAAAGATACAGAAGAGCTTGATGCAGATGAGCTCGGTTCTGACAAGTCACATGAGCTTTCAATTGATTTCATGAAGGCTCTTAAGATAGAAGAGACACGTCTTCGCAGGCGCCTTCAAAAGATAAATGAGATTAAGAAGACTTGGTTACGCGGTTGATTTACACATAGTTTAAGAAAAAGGAACAAGACAATGCCAGGCCCAGGATCAGGAAGATACACAAATTATACCCCACTCAGC